CATCGAGCTGCTTCTGCAAGTTAGGTAATTCTGCTGGTTTCACTACGTTGACCGTAATCTGCTTCACCACATCCCCCTCGTGCTGTACCTCTGTCTTTTCAATGTACCCTCTTCTCTTGCCCTTAGTTTTAAGCAAGAACATGGTAGCCAAGGTATCACCCTTTGTTATCCTTTCCATCAATTTATGCTCCCCCCAATCCAACATAATCTCCTCTGGCTCTATCTCAGCCAAAGCCTTCTTAAACTCTGGGTCATTCTTCATCCAATTCTGGTACATAGTCCTACTAATCCCACACGCTTGACAAGCAATGGTAATATTCCCAAAATTCTCCCTATAAGCAATGATAAATGCTTCTTTCGTTATATCCTTAAACTCTGCGTTCATATTAAATTTTATTAATCTACTAAAAAATCAATTATTCCAGGAATTGACATTATTCCTTCGGTCAACTCAATACTGGTTCCAGTTACAATAGCAGTAACGTGAGGATGATGATTTTCGCATAAATACTTAATCAATGGCATTGCAGCTTCTTTAAATTCAGCAATTCTTTGTTCTGGTGTCTTAACTTCCATATTATCTGTTTTTGGTTGGCGTTCTAATAGACACAATACTCACTACCTTATCTACCTTGATGTTGTTAAACCCAAGCCAGTTGCCACACTTCCTACACTCAAACTGCACCTCCCTAATCTGACTGCTCCAAACATACTCTTCCTGGACAACACCACATTTGCACTTATAGTTTCTCTTACCAAATGTATCTTTCATATCATCTATTTGAAGTCAAGGTAGGACTCGAACCTACAGTTACCCATTAACCGAATCACGCCACTGAGGTAGGTGCCACCACTTTCGGCCACTTGACTATATAAAAATCAAAGCTACAACAATAATACCAAATATCATAACAAAAGTTAAAATTGGTGAAAACAATGTTTTATATCAAAAATATGGAGGGCACATAGGCTATACGAAAAGATTCGCACGAAAAAACAAGGTAGGGGGTACACGGGTATAAATTAACATACATAAACGATTGATAATCAATAGTCGAATTGTCTTATAATTAGCATTATGTTAAATTATGTACTTATTGGGGTATATTGTTTACTTTATTTATGCATACAATTTGTTACGCACTCAATTACGGGACATAAGAACGACCACACAATTCATAGCTAAAGTAAATTAGTGATGAATAGCTAACATAAGTTTAATAACATTGGTAAAGTAGTCCCTATTTATTATAATATACATTATTTATTTTATTATTTATTATATCTTATATTATATATTATATCTTATATTATATAATATACATTATAAAATGTATCTTATATTATAGAATATATCCCACCCAATTAATACTGGTAAAGTTTCTTTACTACTGGTCTAAATATAGACCGAAAAATATTTTTATATTTTTTTATCTTTTTTTTGTTTATTTCATTTTTACTTTATACTTTTAGGTCCTATTAATAACACAAAACAAAACACAATGGAAAAATTAACACCAACACAAAAGAAAAAATTACTTGCTAAGATGATTGAATTAATGGTTGGAATGGGTTACAATATCGAGCCTTACATGGCGTTACCATTAAGTAAATTCAATTTTGATGGAGTTCAAAAAAAGATTGAACAATTAAAAAAAGACCTTGAATTTGTACACGCTGAATATTAAAATAAAATAAACATGACACACATTACACTTTTTGAGCTTATTAGCTTATTCATTGTTTCAATCTTAGTCTATACACTTATAAAGACTATTTGGCAAGAACTAACACAATACAAATAAACAAACCTTTTAAACTACAAAACAAAACACAATGAGAAACGTATTACCAACATCAGACCTTTGCCATAAGTGGGCAAACATGGAACAATCAAGCGGCCGAACTTCGACTGGCTCAATGTTTTTTAATGGCTCAACCATTTATAGTTATGGTGAACACTTTGCAATAGCAAAGCATATCGTAAACGAACAAGGACAAAGGGCGGTATTATTTACTTTAAGAGGCTACAGTAATACAACCGCAAAGCATATAAACAATGTTTGGATGAGTTGCAAAAATGATAATATAATATTTTGTGCCAACCCAATTGGAACACATGAGACAAACTTTAAGTATTGGGAGCAAAGAGCCGAGCATGATGCAGCAATGAAACTACAAACGGCACGAAAACCAGAAAAGTATCTAAGCATTTTGGCTGATATTGAAACAAAAGCCAATATTTACGCTTCATTTTTTAGTATTGAAATACCCGAAACACTCAAAACACTTTTAGCAATTAAGGATAAAAAAGAGTTTTTAGCCTTTGCCGATAAGAAAGCGGAATTTACAAAGGCGGAGAATAAAAGAAAGTTATTAGAGCAAAAAAAGAAATTCAAAGAGGATATTAAAAAGTGGTTTAATTGTGAGACCTCAAGACTTTACACGACCTATAAATACGACTTTTTGCGTATTAATGACAATAGAATAGAAACTACACAAGCCGTACAAATACCTATTGAATTGGGCAAAAGATTGTACCAAAGTATAAAAAATCAATCTTTAAAGGTTGGTGATAAGGTTTTGAATTATAGCGTTAACGAAATAGGCAACGAAATTAAAATAGGTTGTCACACGTTTAAACAATCTTATTTATTAAAATTCGGTTCACAATTGGCTTAAAGGTTTACTGATGAGCTTTTAATAAGCGAAACGGCACAAGTTCCCCCGCTTGTCCGTATAAACCAATAAAACACATGAAAAAAGCAATTAACAAAGGCTTTGCCCTTCATTTGTATCTTGATTTTGTCAATAATTACCTAACTATTGAGAAAATGGCACTGGATAGAAATATTAACCCCTTTGCACTGGCTAATTTGTTAAAGCATGGCAAAAGGATAAACGAACAAAAGGCAAAGCAAATAAAGGAGCAAAAAGCATGGTTTGAGCATTTAGCACGATAAGTAGGTAATTTACCTACTAAACGCAAAATAAGACGATTTAAGCCACTTTATTACAAAAGTGATACAAGTACTAAGAAAGTCACAAAGTGCCTAAAATAGCCCTTAAAATGCGTTTATTGAGTACGTAGCCTAAAAAATAGAGATTAGTATAAGAGTACGGAGACCAAAAAAAAAATTTTTTTGAGTACATAAATTTTAAAAATAATTTTTTTGAGACCACAAACAGCCGAAAAAAAAATTTTTGAGATACAAAACACCCCGTAAAAAAATTTTATGAGTAGTAAAATTTCGCCACAAAAAATTTTCGAGTACACAAAAACTTCCCACAAAAATTTTTCGAGTACCAAAAATCCCTAAGGGCCAAAAACCTGCCAGCCAAAAACCTGCCAAAAACCCCATGCAAAAACCTGCTAAAAATCCCACAAAAACTCCCAAAAACCCCACAAAAATCTTTTATGGAACCAATAAAAATCTTTGATAGAAAATTATTTTTTGATTTTATGCTTCAAGCATTGACACAAAATAAAGATATAAAGTACGCAATGATTAACATAGTTACATTTTCTGTAATGTTCCCAGAAATGAAGAAACTTATTACAAGTGCAGAAGATGAAATTTTAATTTATGGCATAAAAATCCAGCTATCTAAATTGTGCCCTCAAGAGAATGTTTACTTTGCTGAAGAAAAATTCACAACCATTTAACAAAAAATTAACTAAAATAAATCAAATTATAACAAAAAACCTTTAATTTTACCAAACTAAACCAAAACAAATGCACCAATTAATTACCTTAACCCATCCAATGAAGTGTGCCATAACTGGCATTCTCATTGACAAAGGCGAACAAGCCTACTACAATCACGAAACAAAAAACTGCATACACCCAGTGGAGTATGAGTCTAACATGAACAAAGCTAAAATAGGTGACCCAAAAACTTATTTCAGCAGATTATCTAAACTAAACACCAAAAAACCTTAGTAATGCCATTCTCAACTTGCTGTAATGCACATACCAATTACCCAGAAATTAACCTATGTCCAGAGTGCTTAGAGTACTGCGACTGGGAAGATGAAGAAGAAACCAACGAAGAAACAACAACAACACCAAAAAACTCATAACATGAAAAACCTACAATTTATCGAAGAGCATGACTTATTACTAAACGAAATCTTTTATTTTACTCGACAAGACGGAATGATTGTCTCTGGGTCAATGTCCAAAGATTATGATAAGGCGTATTCAATATACTGCAACATGGTTAAAGGACAACCTAAGAGCCAAGAGAAAGTCTTGTTCGAGGTACTAATCCCATCAAACTAAACAAATGAATCAAAAACTATCCCTTGAACAAAAGAAAAAAGGCATCAAAGAAGAGTGTACCTATGTAAACAGCAACGGCAGAATCTCAAAACAATACACCTACAAAGGCATGATTATCAAATGGGATAACATGATACTAAATGGTAAATGGTTCTACTGGAGACATAGCTATTACGCCTCACTTAATG